ATGAAGACTAAAATGATTGTAGTGGTGGTGTTGGCTGCCATGTGTGTATTGCCTTTGTCTGCACAGGTAAAAGTTGGTGTGGAAGGTGGAATGAACCTGTCTCATTATCTGGTTTCCGGTTCTGACGGATATAAAGCCGAGCAGGTAGGTGGAATGAAGCCCGGCTTTCAATTGGGGGTGACTGTGGACTACGAGATAGGAAAGCATTGGATGTTAATGTCCGGTTTGTCTTGGTTGCAGAATAGAAGTACCATGAAAATGATGGATCACATGGTTACTTATTTTCCTAAGACAGAGATAAAGATGAATAATCTGATTTTGCCGTTAAAAATGGGATATAATATTCGGGTTTCGGATAAACTCAGCCTCATTCCGTCGGTTGGAGTTTATGCTTCTTACGGATTTGGTGCTGGAAACTGTTCTTTGGATGTTATTCACCAAGAGGGGGATAATATAACTACCGAGCCTGCAAAATGGAAGCCCTTGGATGGTTTTTCCTATAAAGCCGGGGAGCCCAATAATAGTGGTAATCTTCAGGCTTTCCGCCGTTGGGATTATGGGGGCATTGTTGGAATGAAGGCTGTTATTGCCGATCATTATACGATAAGTTTTGATTATAGGGTCGGAATAAAAAAGATACAGGCACAAAATGGTTTGCGGAATTCAACTTTCCAGTTCTCCGTAGGCTATCGTTTCTAAACTGATTTAATTAAACTGGCAATCTGTCAAAATGATAATGCCGGTGTATGAGGGTGTCCTGTTTCAAAGGATACAGTTTGTGTATTTTCATCGTATTCTCGTGCATCGGCATTTTGACAGATTGTCTTCTTTTTCTGGTTATTTATTCTTTTATGGATATATGTGAACGTATATGTAGGGAAATGCATACATACGTGTCCGACAGGGATTTTTATGCCTTTTGAGACCCCTCTATTTATTTAAGGGGGGAAAAACGAAACGTGTCAATATGTGGTCGGCTTGAAAATGACTGATTGCTTTGGTTGTCAAAGCGTTATGATGAAGTAGGGGAGAGTGACTTGGAAAAACGAAACGTTTACATCGCTTTACATTGGGCTTACATTTTAGCCTCGTTTGAACGCCGTTCAAATGGATTGCTTTACATTGAAGGTAGGATAGGGGAGATTTCGGGTTTGTTCACCGGTTATTCTCCATGAACCTTTCCAGATCAGCTCTCATATACAAAGATAGTCAAACGGATCGGTTTATGCAAGTGGAGTGGGGGAATACCTGACGCGCTTCCCTTTTTTATTTTATCCAAATTATTCCATATAGATAATATTTGGTATATTTGTAGTCAAATAAATGCTATATAATTATGACTAAAGTTATCCATGTGCATCTGATTTATGAAAAGAAAAACCTCTATTTCGGTAGTATTTCTGCCATATTCGAAAATCTGACGGAGAAGCAGGTCGGTATCACCAAAAGCAGCCTGTTGCATGCCGGTTTGACCGATGGAGCTGTAAAATACACGAAACGTGCAATGATTATCCAGTCTCACTTGATAAAGACTACCAGAAAGGACTGAAACAGCCTTAGAACGTCTATAAAGCCGCTTTTTGCGGCTTTTTTTGTATTCGTGTCGGAATAGTACATCAATGAAAGGCTGCTACTTATTTGAACGGTTTGAACAGTCGGAAAATTGAAAGGGTTTACACTTGGGTTTACAAGTTGGGTTTACATTTTCTTTGTTGCAAAAACGAAACGCTTCGATAGGGTTTACACTTGGGTTTACACTTTTGGATTATTTTTTTGTGATTTGTCTATATGTGTGATATTAATATGTGGTTGTTTTGTTTGTTTTTAAATTATTTCAGGGGGTAAATAATACATAAATAATAATTATTTACTCCCCTATATTTTAATTTATTGCTTTAAAAACCAATACTTTACTATTTTTTGCCCCCTTTGCCCCATAAAACTCGTTTTATCCGGCACCTGCAAGTGTTGAACTCTCCGCACCTGAAACACGCCCCACGCTTTCCTGTTTGAGTTGCATGATCGTTTGCTTGAGTATTCCTATTTCTTCCGCCTGTTGGGCTATTTTCTCTATAAAAAATGAAGTTTCAGATACTGAATTATTGGAATTGTTTGTTTTAGGAGTAACAAATATATCCCCCTCCCCCATTATTATCCATTCTATATTAATATTTGGGTATGATAATTTCAGACGGCGAAGAAGTTCTATTGATAGTTTCTTTCTTCCGCTTTTTATATCACTGATACCTGCTTTATTTGTTCCTAAAGTATTAGCAGCTTGGACATAATCTGTTATTATCCCTTTCTCCTTTAATCCATCAAGAACTTGTATAAATCTGAAATTCTCATCCATAATCTTAATAAAGTATGAAAAATTACGCTATTTTATTTTGTAGTATGAAATTCTCATACTATATTTGCCACGTGTTCAAAGTGTGAACACCGCCCCAAAGCTACAAAAAAGGCTTGAGGTGACAATGAGAAATATAAAAAGAAGAAAATGGAAGCAAAATTTAAAAAGGGACAAAGTGTGAGAATCACCAAGAGGAACGGTGAAGTCATTGATGGTGTAATCCGCGACTGGGACTATAACATTTGTACTTTTGGTCGTGAATATAATGTCGATTATATGAAAGATGGCCAGGTCTGGACTGTGATATGTGTTCCGGAGGATGCCATACAAGAACTCCGATAGACTTCCGGGGCGGTTAGTTCAGTTGGTAGAACACGCCAGACTCCCGCAAGGGAGAGGCCATGGTCCGCGGTTCGAGTCCGCGACCGCCCGCTACAATAATTTAACTTATCAGCGAATTATGAAAGAGAGAATAGTTGTAGAATACAGTGAGGTGGGTAAGATAGCCGGTTTACTGGGGTGTTCCCGGGAAATGGTCTCCCACTCCCTTGCGTTTCGCAAGAACAGTAAGTTGGCCCGTTCCATCCGCAAGCTCGCCATCGAGCGCGGTGGAACGAAGGTAGGTGGTAACCCTCAAAAGAAGGACGGCGATGAAAAATGAGTTGATAGCATTGTTCGGTGACCAGCTGCGCAAGTTCACCGGTCTGAGTCGGAAGCAGCGCCTTTGTGTGCTTTACTTCTGCATGAGTTTTGGGGCTTTACTTTCTGTCTTCTTCATTCATCCGCTACCGGAACTTTTCATTGTGTTGAACTTTGGAAATTCCGTACGATTGCTGAAGAAGCATGTCCCTTTGAATGATTTGGAGGACTGATAACAGAACGGAAAATGGAATACTATAATAATATACTGTGTGTAACCTGTGAAGAGCTTACTTCAGGAGATAATCCGGTGATGAAGTATATAACTTTATACCAGAATGTCCGTCGCGGTAACATCGAAAGTATCAACCGTGGCGGTGGCGAGGGCAATGTAGCCCTGTATTCCTATTCCTCCCTTCCCGAGAAATACAAGAAACGTTGGGTTGAGCGCCATGGCGAGCCCGAGAAACAGATGCGAGAAGAAATGATCCGTAACATAGTGAAGAAAGACGAGAAGGCCGAGAACTTTTTCGAGGATTACCGTTACGACAAGAACGGTGAGATGGTCGCTCTTCCCGAGGATGTGAAGAAGGAATACACCTGGAACGCTTCGGTGCTGAACGCGCTGATGGAAGAGTTCAAACGCTTGAGTTCATCCAATAACAAGCTGACCGGTTTCCGCCGTAACCTTTGGGAGCTTCTGCTTGTCACGAGTGAGGAATGGCGTCCGGTG